ATATCACAGCTTATGTTTGTGATGATCCAGATGCATTGTTCCAAGTTGCTGTCGTTTCTGGCACAACAGTTGTGACTGGCGTTCAATTTACGGCTGTTGGCAATAACGCCACCATCGTGAACAACACAGCAATCACTGCTGCTGGCAATTCTCAAATTGCTTTGCTTGACACAACCGCTACAACCGATACATTGACAATTCGCATTGTTGACGTTGTGCCTGACACCGCCTTTATTTCTGGCGGCAACACGCTGTATCCTGAAGTGATCGTAAAGTTCAACTTCGGTATGCATGCTTACGAAACCGCCGTCGGCGTATAAGGAGCTAAATCATGGCTATTTCACGCGCACAACTATTGAAAGAGCTGCTCCCCGGACTGAACGCATTGTTCGGTATGGAGTACGCAACCTATGGCGAACAGCACAAAGAGATCTATGAAACAGAGACCTCCGAGCGTTCGTTCGAAGAAGAGACCAAACTTTCTGGCTTCTCGGCTGCACCTGTTAAGAACGAAGGTTCTGCAATTGCATACGATAACGGTCAAGAAGCTTGGACTGCTCGTTACTCACACGAGACCATCGCTTTAGGGTTTTCCCTAACGGAAGAGGCAATTGAAGATAACCTGTATGACTCATTGTCTGCTCGTTATACAAAGGCTCTCGCCCGCGCAATGGCTTACACCAAGCAAGTTAAAGGCGCTTCTGTTTTGAACAACGGCTTTAGCTCCAGCTATGTTGGTGGCGACGGCGTTGCTCTCTTTAGCAATGCTCACCCCTTGGTTGGCGGTGGCACAAACAGCAACATTCCTTCTACTCCTGCTGACTTAAACGAGACTTCTTTGGAAGCCGCCGTTATTCAAATCGCCGCATGGACTGATGAACGTGGTCTGTTGATTGCTGCTAAGCCTGTTAAGTTGGTTATTCCTCCTGCACTTCAGTTCGTTGCAACTCGTTTGCTCGAAACAGAATTGCGTGTTGGTACGGCTGACAACGACATCAACGCAATCAAGAACAACGGTTCGATCTCGGGTGGTTACACTGTTAACAACTTCCTGACCGATACAAACGCTTGGTTCTTGACAACTGATGTGCCTAACGGCATGAAGCACTTTGTTCGTACACCCCTGTCGAATTCGATGGACGGTGACTTCGATACAGGCAACGTGCGTTACAAGTCTCGCGAACGTTACAGCTTCGGCTGGTCGGATCCGCTTGGCATGTTCGGCTCTGCTGGTGCCTAAATAAACCGTTAGAAACTGATGGTTTGACCCCACTTAAAAGGTGGGGTTTTTTATTGCTTGCATTTATTGTTGTATAGGTTATTATTAAAGAAATCTGGGAACCTCCAGCTTTACTGACCGCCCCAGCGGACGATGCAGAGACAGTAGAGCGAAGTACTGCATATACAAGGAATTATCATGGCATTGACCACATTCAGCGGCCCAGTCAAATCGCTTAACGGTTTTGTTTCTGGCACCGATACCGACCCTATTGTTGTAACTACAGCTCAAAACATTGACTCCGCTTACGCAACTTCTTCGGCTACAACCGGCGATACACGTTTAAGTTACTCCCGTTTGACGTTTACTTCGACAGGCTCCGGTGAAACAATCCGCGCCTTGACCCGAGTGACTGGCGCCGGCGGCGCAACAGGCGGCACAATTAACGGCGCTCATGTCAGCTTGTCAATTAATGGCTCAGGCACCATTTCTGGTGCTGGTAACGCACTTCGCGCTACATTGGGCGGCACATCCACAAACCCCGGCGGCACAATCGCAGCTATTCAAGCTGATTCTGATTTTGCGACTGGTGGCACTTGGACTAACGCCTCGTTCATTCGTTTCACAAATAGCGGAACAGGTGCGGTTGCTAACTTGTTTAATGTTCCCGCTGCGATGGTAACGGCAAATACGCAGGGTGCTGCTACAAACTCATTGAAGATTGTGGACAGCGCGGGTACTGCTTACTACATTATGTTGACTACAACGAATACATAATGCAGATTACCAAGGAATTTCTGGAAGCAGAGATTGCTGAGTTGCAGAAAGAGGCGGGGAAGGCTGAGGTTTTCCTCCTTCAATCAAAAGCAACAATTGCAGCCTATCAAATGCTTATCAATCGCTTAGAAGCGCCAGAAGAAACGCAAGAACAGTAGGAGCTAATTATGGCTATGCAATATGACGTAAAAGCAGCCGAACGCACAACCACGGGTACGGCTTATGCGGCATCCGCACGACTAAAAGGTCTTGTGCTTTCATTCGCTACAGGCGGCACAGTCGTTATTAAAGACGGAGGTGCAAGTGGAACCACGGTCTTTTCTTACACAGCTCCTGCGGCAGCCGGCACAGTCAATGTTGTGATCCCCGGCGAAGGTATTCTTTGCCGCACGGATATTCACGTAACGCTTGCTAGCGCTACTGCCACGGTGTTCTATGGCTAAGAAAACCCCCTCCCTTGCTGTCGGTCGTGGCGAAAAGCTGCCGGTTAAGCAGGGGGCTGGTTTGACCGCAAAGGGTAGAGCTAAATATAATGCAGCAACAGGGTCAAACCTAAAGGCTCCACAGCCAGAAGGTGGCCCGCGCAAGAAGTCATTTTGCGCAAGAATGAGCGGTATGCCCGGCCCGATGAAGGACGAGAAAGGCAGACCAACACGCAAAGCCGCAAGCCTCAAAAGATGGAAATGTTAAAATGGAAGACCTCGTGCAAACAGCTCGTGAGTTAGCTACCCACGCTAACGAAATCAAACATATCCAGTCTGATATGGATCAAGTTCTTCAAGAGCTAAATGCTATGAAGGCAACCATTGACTTAATCAACCAGAAGCTTGACCGGGCTGAAGGTGGATGGAAAACTCTTATTTGGATAGGCACTGCTGTAAGTGGTGTAACAGGCTTTATTGGTTATGTAGTCGGATATTTTCGAGGTTAACATGCCAGCAACAAGTGAAAAGCAAAAGAAGTTTATGGATGCTGCAGCGCACAATCCTAAGTTTGCTGAGAAAGCTGGTGTGCCTGTAGGTGTAGCAAAAGAATTTTCCAAGATGAGTAAAGGTCGTAAATTTACAACCGGAACCCGCCCTGATTTGCAGAAGGTTAACAAACCCAAAACAGACCACGGCAAAATGAAACTTTTTAATGAAGGTGGTGCTATGAAACATTCAGATATGTCTATGGACAAGAAAGTTGTTAAGAAAGCCGTTGGTATGCATGACAAACAGCAGCACGGTGGCAAGAAAACCGATATGTCAGCCCTTAAAAAAGGTGGCATGCCAATGGTAACGAAGGACGGCAAGAAAGTCCCAGCATTTGCAGCTAAAAGTGGCGGTATGACTAAGATGGCTCGTGGCGGCGGCGTTGAGACTAAAGGTAAGACCAAAGGCACAATGATTAAGATGAAGTCTGGCGGCAGAACCTGTTAAGGAATAATGATGCGTAAACCTAAACCTGCCGAAATGGCAAAAATTGAACAGTCCCGTAAGATGTTGCAAATGGGTCAGGCCGCCGAGCGCGATAGGTTTACAAAGTTTATGCCTACCGACATGAAGGCTGCTAGAGACATGCAGCGTGGCGCAAACGAAATGCGTGAATCTGTAGACCCAGCAGCGCGTGATTACGAGTTAGCTGTTGATTCTGGTCAGAAGAATGGCGGCTCTGTTAAGGCCAAGAAGATGGCTAAAGGTGGTTCAGCCTCAAGCCGTGCTGATGGCTGCGCTGTTAAGGGTAAGACTCGCGGGAAGTTTGTCTAATGAGAGCCTCTCGCGGCATGGGTGCTATTAACCCCGCAAAAATGCCCGGGGGCAAAAAAGCTCGTCGTAAAGATGGTGATGAGTTTACGATGTATGCTGAGGGCGGCAAAGTAAATGCTGCTGGTAACTATACCAAACCCAGCTTACGTAAGAAGATCGTGTCTCAAGTTAAAGCCGCAGCTACGCATGGTACAGGAGCAGGCCAATGGTCAGCTCGCAAAGCGCAGTTAGTGGCTAAGAAATACAAGGCAGCAGGCGGAGGCTACCGAGATTGAAAGCGCCGCAAAAATCCTTAAAAGACTGGGGCGATCAGAAATGGCAAACCAAGTCAGGCAAGAAATCCTCGGAAACGGGGGAGCGGTATTTGCCAAAGAAGGCTATTGAGTCCCTTAGCCCTGCGGAGTATGCAGCCACAACCAAGGCCAAACGCGCAGGTAAGTCGGCAGGTAAGCAGTTCGTGGCTCAGCCAAAACGTATTGCAAAGAAAACGGCAGGATTTAGATGACTACTTCAGGCACCGCAGGCTTTAACTTAGACCTCTCCGATCTCGTTGAAGAGGCTTTTGAGCGTTGCGGCAAAGAACTGCGTACTGGCTATGACTTACGTACAGCGCGTCGCAGTTTAAATTTGCTGACCATTGAGTGGGCAAACCGTGGCATTAACCTGTGGACGATTGAGC